TAGCGTCTTGTGCAGCCTCTGCAGCAGCTTGCGCAGCTTCTGCGGCTGTCTGAGCAGTCTCAGCGGCAGTCTGTGCGGTACTTGCGTTAGTCGCACTAGTAGCTGCATTGGTTGCGCTGGTTGACGCATTAGACGCAGATGTTGCTGCGTTAGTCTCTGATGTACCAGCATTAGTTTCTGATGTTGCAGCGTTGGTTGCGCTAGTGGATGCAGCAGAGGCGCTAGAGGCAGCGTTAGTCTCAGATGTGCCAGCGTTGGTTTCACTGGTGGACGCTGCAGATGCGCTAGAGGCTGCATTGGTTGCACTGGTAGCTGCATTAGTTTCTGATGTGGCTGCGTTAGACGCGCTAGTAGCCGCAGCGGTTGCGTCAGCCGCTACACCGGATTCACTGGCGGCGGCGTTGGATGCGCTTGTAGCCGCAGCAGCAGCACTGGCAGCAGCTTCGTTTGCTTTAGTAGTGGCAGTCTGAGCGTTCTGGGCTACCTGAGACGCATAGGCGTCTGTAGAGGCATCACCAGAACCACCGTCACCTCTATATATGGGCATAGACTACTCCTACAAAAACAAACAAGAAAAGGGAAAAGGGACTCCGAAGAGTCCCCTTAGAGTTATCACTCGTCAGCGATAGCGATAACAAAACCTGCTTCAGGTCGGTACACTTCAACACCGTAGAGAGTGTCAGCAGTGTACAGAGTAGACAGGTATTCCTGCTTGTACTGAGTCTGAGACCGTACAGCCATTTGCTCTGCGTGGACAATAGCGTCCTTGTGGAAGAACAGACAACCACGAGTGTCAACAGACGAAGCAGTGTTTTGAGCAGCTACTTCGATAACAGGACAGTTAGAAGAAACGTATACGTCTACGCCGTAGAGGTTTCCGATAAGTCCTGACTCAACACCACGACCACCTACGAAGTCCGAAGACACGTAACGGTCAATACCCATGATCGTTGAACGAGCCGCAGGAGGAACGATCAGTGCTCGATTCTCCATAGGTACGTCAGCATCGTCCATCAGCTTAATAGCTTGACGGAAGCCAAGGTCGGTAAAGTTGTCACCAGACGTTACAGTGTCAACGGCGTAGGCAGCGATGCCAGCAGCAGCGTTGAAGTAGTAGCTGTTTGATGCAACCCAGTCAGCACCAGTGTTTGCAGGAGCAAACGTCTTAGTGCCATCACCGAAACCAGTAGCAGCGTTCATCAGGTCAGTGTCAACCTTCAGAGCCAACTGGTAACCAGCATCTTCAGTGTAGAACTGACGGAGGCTGTTGAGTGCCTGAGTCTCAACGATGTCTTCGATGAAACGTGAGTACTCAAAGTGGCGATCTACAGCGATCTGCAACTCTGACTCAAGGTTTGCTTGAATCGTTACAGCAGTAGACTCTGACTTAGCAGAGGCAGCGCCACGGACGGGCTTGGGTACGTGAATGGTGTCGCCTTTCTTGCCAGTCATAGAAATCTTCTTGACAAGAGGTGACATCTTGAGGTTCTTTTGGTAAGCAGCAATTACTTCATCACTCCAGATTTCGGGGATGAAAGTAGCAGCGGCTGTCTTATCGACAATCGCATTTGCTAATGGATAAGTTCCAGAGGTTTCGCCAGCCATGATAAATCTCCTTTAGATTAGGCTATTTGACACGACCCTCTGCATATGCCTTGAATATCTCATCGGATAAACTCTGGTAACGCTCTGGGTCGGTCTTCATTAACTTAATAATATCAGCACGACGATAGACTTTCTTTCGCTGACCCTCTCCTGTTCCTCTAGCGTTGCCTGTGCTAGCAGACTTTAGCTGTTGCTTACGTGCGTGTTTTTCAACGACTGCTGTTTGTTGAGCTACTTGGTTACGCTCTTTCCACAGCGAAAACAATTCGTTTGCAGCATCGTAATCGTATGCTTGATCTGCTTGTACAAACAGTTGAGTCCGTATCTTAGATCCTTGTACCCACTCCGCAAACTTAGGATCTTGCAGAATGTTTTGCATATCTGGGTGGTTTCCTTGCAGAGTTGCTAAGGTCGCCTGTTTCTTATATTCTTGTGTGTATGCTTCGGCTTCTCGAATCTTTGGGTGGTTCTCAATCGCTCGACTAACAGCACTCTTGGGATCAGTGAAGAAGTCTATATCGTCATCTTCTTGCTGTTGTACAGGTGCTTGTTGTTGTGTGAGTTGTGCCTGAATGTAGTCATCAACGACCTTACGTAGTTCACCAACCTCAGAGCTTTGTTTACCAAGCAGCTTTTCAGCCTCTTGGTGCATCTGGACAACATCCTCTAGGGACTTACCCTGATACTTCTCTGGTACAGTTTCCGGTTGAGCTACCTCTTCTTCTTGAGACTCAAAGGATTCTTGTTGTTCTACTACGTCTGTTTCGTTGTTGTCTTCTTCTGGGCGCTCATCTATGAGTTGTGCTCTCGACATTATTTAAGTTCTCCGCCTGTCTGGTTATGGAGTTATTTATGACCAGCTTTTTCGTGTTCTCGTACCCACTTCATGTGCCTTCCCGGAAAGTCACCGGATGCACCGTCTAGTACGCACTGTGTTGCTGATACGACCCTTGTAGCGTTAGCGCCACAACCGCACCTACTGGTTGTTACGTTACTAGCTACAAATTCTTCAAATAGATGACCGTTAGTACATCGAAAGTCGAATACTTTAATCATCTTCTTCTTGTTCTTTTGATTGATCTTCAAATGCGTTATTAACAGCAGTCTCTAAATTAATAACGTGAGCCAATACGTTTAACTGTCCTTTGCGGAAGTACATATCGTCTACGTCTTTAGTAGCTTCTACTGAGTTAATAACAACTGCATTTTGGGTTAGTTCTTCGATTAGCTGTTTCCATCCTTCTGAACGGAAAAGGTCGAAGTAAGTGTTATAGTACTTTTCTAAATCAGGTGTCATTGAGGCCTCACGGTTGTCTCTGGTTAAGGTAAAAGTTATATACCTAAGTATATACCCTTATTATACCATATTTTTAACCAAATGTCAATACCTAATGGTAATATTACCACTATTTCTTTCTAGCAGTCCTAGCGGCTTTCTTGAAGGCTTTAGCTGTAGGAGCGCCAGCAGATCCGGGTTTACGCATCTTTTCCCCTGATCCAGCGGCTATTCTCTTACGTTTGGCGTGGATATTGCTGTATAATCCTCTAGCCATTATTTTTACCCTCTTTTCTTTGGCTTCTTCTTAGGCTTCTGCTTAGGCGGTCTTCCTACTTGACTTCCGTATGTTCCTTTTCCTCTTGGCATCACAGTTCTCCTAGTTCTTCCATTGATGTGACCCATTGCTTGGGTATTACTATCTCTGCGTCTCCTTCGGTAATATTACCATCTTCTACCAACATATGAGGACATATAATTATCTTTTCCTCGTCGTTAACCAAGACAGCACCACAGGAGACAGCAGTAGCTACTTTAGCTTGCGTAAGCTCGTTTAACTCGCGCCAGCCCACGTTTGCTCCTCCTTGAGCATCTTTCCACACAACCTTGTATATCTTTACCATTTGACTTTATCAGCCCAGTAAGCAGCAGAACATTTTCCTTTAGCAATGTTTTTTGCGTGTCTAGCTTTGAACGACTTTCGTCTAGCTTTTTCTGAAGCTGACTTTGGATTTTTTCCAGCACCTGATACTCCTTGTTGTCCGAATCTGATTGTTTTAACACTTCCGTCTTCACACTTTGCCACAACTACGTGTGACTTAGTAGGGTGATTAGGCGTCCTCTTTGGCTTGTTGTACCCGCTTACCCCTGCTCGCGCTAGTCTTGGATCTTTTTTCTTGCTCACTGATTAAAGCCTCCACCTTGGTTTCCAGCGCCTCCAGCTTGTCGAAGTGCGTCTTGAATGCCTCGTTGATCTGGCTGACTAGGTTGTCGAACTCGCGTTGTGTCATTAGCATTGGTTTTTGCCTCTATCTCTTTTTCCTTTAGGAGAGTTTGAGCTACCTTCATTCTGCGTTCGAACTCTTTGTCGTCCTGATCGCCAGCCTGTAGGTTGCGGGTAATTGCTGATATTTGGTCTATCTCTAGCTC